GTTTGATATTGTTTTTACCATATTTGGCTACAGCATTTTCAAATGTTTCTGGTGTATGAATACCAAAATCTTTAGGCTCCCACATATCAAATCTACATTTTCTACCTTTTTTAGTTCTAATCACACCCTCATCATTTGCTTTTCTCATACATCTGTCAGATAATAATTTTACAAATGGTACTTTACGATTATATTTTGATATTAGTGTTTCTGCTTCTTCCTTTGATAGTCCTAGAGATATGGCTAATTTATTTTTCCCCATACCGTACATTAGACCTAATCCTATTGTCTTTGCTTGTGTTCTTTCTATTCCTGCTAGATCTGCAACTGTTTGGTGAAAGTCTGTTTCAGAATTCGAATATGCCTGTACTAATTCGTTAGATCCTTCGTAACCTTCACCGATACTTGCTGCGTAGTGAACAACCATTCTTGGTTCTTGTTGGCTATAGTCAAATGATCCCCACTTACAGCCTTGCTCTGGTAAGAAGAGTCCTCGGATTTTTGGGCCAAAGTCTTTATTACGAGCGGGTAGCTGTTGAAGATTAGGATTAGCCATAGACAAACGGCCGCTAACAGTCCCACCACTGTCAGACCTAAGCTGATTGATCTCGCCATGTATCCTCCCATTATGTTCATATCTTAAAATTGAATCCAGGAATGTACCATGAAACTTGTTGATCTCTCTAGCCTGTGCTATAAATTTACTTATTTCGTGTTTCGAATTTGCTAACCAATTAGATGTAAAAGATGGCTCTTGAGTTTTGTCAGTACGTGGATAATCTATCCCTAATTTATCATAGGCTTCTCCTATTTGTCGTGCTGCCCATATGTCTATGTCTTTTCCTACTAACTGCTTTATTTTTTGTAAATAAGTTTTCTCTTGCTCCTGAAACTCTCGTTTCAAAGCATGAGCTTTATCTACGTCTACCAAAACACCTTTCTCCCTCATCTTAATAAGAATAGGTAACAGCTTAGCTTCAAGGTTCCAAACTGTTTCTAAGTTTTGATTATACAATTCTGGTTTAAATCTTTGCCACAAAAGGTACGTGAGCCGTGCATCTTGTTCCGCATAGAAACCCACATGCTCCGCAGGTAACTTCCACATCTCTGCTTTGGGATCTATTCCATGATCCTTAGCAGCTTCTTTTAAATCGTTTTCGGACTTCAGCTCACCAAGATAATCTTTAGCTAGGGCATTTAAACTATACGACCATCTATTCTCATCAATAACTCCAGCAGCGATCATGGTATCTACTATTTCACCATTGATCTCTATACCCATATGTCTTAACCAACCGACATCATACTGTGCGTTATGAAATATTTTTCTTGCAGGTAACTTACACACATCTTTCATGTATTGTAAAACTTGTGGTTCAATCATGTTACCACCACCAAAATGTTTAAAAGGATAATATCCTTGCCATCCTTCTACAGCAACTGCAAAGCCAATAACATAACCGTTACCAGTAGCCCAGCCAGCACCCAACTTATTATTGATACCTTCATCTCTAGTCTCCAGATCTATTGCTATTTCGTCATACGCTGATAAATCTTTGTACTCACTTGGGCATGACCAAATATGTTTTTTAAAGTTAAATGTAAATTGTAATCCTGTCATTTTTTATTTATAAATTTATCTTCAATAAGCTTATTAAGTTTTTCTTTGTTGCTAAATGCATATAGGGCAGCGTTATAGTCTGCAGGAAATATTTCCCAATAAGGGCCTTCAGTTCCATTACACCCCTCTCGTGCTGGATATATCTCTAATTTAAATTTGACTCCGTTAACGCTTAGATTTTTTTCTATTGTATTCGCCATTCAAATCTTTCATTTTCTTTTTCTCTAATTCACAATAATGAATAATTTTATCTAAATCTTCAATTCCATTTTTGTTCATGTACCTACAAACATATTTGATAACGTTTCCTTGAAAAAACGATAGGTTATTTTTTGATATAAATTCATACGGTTGTATGTGAAATTCTTTATAATGATTCCCGCCAATTTGTTTATTTTGTGGAAATGCTTCGTCTAATAATCCACTGTTTGTCATATTTTAAATGCTATTAAAACGTTCAACTTTTCTTCAGCTGTAGCTATCTTTTCTATTAGTTTATCGCATTCATCTATATGTTGCGGATGTTCTCCAATACCTACAGGTTTTTCTAAATAAATTTTCAATGTAGCCTCAGCTTCACTGATTTGTGCATTGTATCTATCTTCTAACGCTTGAATAATTACTCTTCTAAAGTCCACACATACCCTCGCATTCTTGGTTAAATAAATCTGGCCCCTCATCATCTTTAAACTTCACTTCATCTAAAGGAACACACTGTCTGTGTACAAAGTTTTTGACTTTGGGATTATGCATACGCATCTTTTTATCAAATTCTACAGCAGATGCAAACTCTTTTGGTCTATTGTTTCTCATATCAATCCAAAACTTATCATCATGAAACGGACAACCAATACATGCACTTTTAACAGGTATCTTAAATCCTTTACCTTCATACCATTTTAGACAATCTTCTCTTGACATTTTTTTATCAATTAAAGGCCATACATTTTTCTGCCACCAAAATCTAGATGGTTTCATACGCATTACTTCATCAGTTGATATACCTACCCATACTTCTACATATTCTGTTTTAGGAAATCTTTGTCTAGGTTTGAGTCCACAAAGTTCTCTTATCTTTTTCGCAATTGGAGTTATTTTATATTCTCTTGTGCATTGTCTACGCCCCATACCTTTCTTACCTTTTTCATTTAAAGTATAAAATGGTGCGCTAGCAAATTGGTTACCACCTGGTGCGAGAGCCGTGAGTATATCATCTTGGATATTACCTTTCTTAACCAAGTACACAGGATAACTTAGAATGGTTCTAAGGTACTCTAAATGTTTTATTACTGGTTCAGGCTCCCAACCCGTGTCTGCGAAGATAGCTGCATCTGGTTTTACACCAAACTCTCCAGCATCTGCCATCAAGGCCATTGTAGAGCTCTGTACGCCCGCTCCAAGGCTAAGTATTCTTAGTTTTGGTTCTTTGTTACTTTCCATATTGCCTTTCCTATTTCTTCTGCGATTTGCGGGACGATAGCATTTCCCAATGCTTTAAGTCTGTGTGATCTGCAGGGTAACCCATTAACCACTCTACCCACTGCGGGTTCAGAGATCCACGATCCCCACGTTGGGCGACTTGATCGTTTATGCTTATCGGTAGTTTCTTTTCTAATTTCATTTTCATTCTCTCTGGTGAGCTTTGTCCCCTGTCGCAATGAGCGTCTGGAGTTCTCCATAACTGCATTGTCTCTGGATCCACTTGCTCTCTCAGATTCGATGGTCTCGTTCTTCCCTTCCTGTGTCCTTGCATCAGCTTGAGTGTTCCCTCTTTTGATCTTGGTGGTAAGTGATCCATTGTGTTTGGAGTAGCCCACAATCCAGACTCTTTCTCTTTTGTGGGGAGCGCCGACGCCTGCAGCTGGAATAACAAACGGTTGGACTTCGAAACCTTCACTTTCCAAGTCAGAGCACACTGTCTCGAAGACCATGCCGTCTTGGATGTTAATAATTCCTCTGACATTTTCTGCAATAATCCAGGTTGGCCTGACTTCTTTAATGACTCTGAACATATCTGGCCAGAGATATCTGTCGTCGTCAGTCCCTTTTTGTTTGCCTGCAACACTGTACGGTTGGCAAGGAAAGCCACCCGTGAGGATGTCGACTCTTTCTTCAATGTCTTTTGCTTCCAATTTTTTAATATCATTATGTATCTTAACTCCTTTCCAGTGTTTTTGCAGCAACAATCGACAATATTCATCTCGCTCACAAAAACCTATTGTTGTAAATCCTACCTTTTCAAGCGCTAAACTAAACCCACCAATACCACTAAATAGATCTAAATGATTCATTTGTTCCCTTGTACATAAACTAAATAGTCTTCTCCTATTGGATAATGATATTTATAATCTGTGCTTAATAAATGTAAACTGTCTCTTGCTCTTGTAACTCCTGTATACCAGACTTTCTTTTCATTTGATTTTTCATCTTTATCTTTGTGTCTATAGCTAGAAGGCCAATTAGCTTTTGAATATAATAATACATGGTTAGCCTCATCTCCTTTAACTGAATGTATTGTATCTATAATCACATTTGGTGGTTCATCTAATTTAGTTTGTTTATATCTTTTTAATAATCTTAAAAAATAAATTACTTGTCTTGGTTTAAAGTTACGTCTTAGTATCCACCACCAAGCTTTTTTTTGTGATTCATCAGGCAGATCTAACCCCCACCATTCTTTGAGAGCAGTAAAATTATATCGTTTATAGTCTGGTTCCTTAGACCAAAACTTTGTTGTTCTATAATCTGAGTCTGTTACTTCTCTAATATATTTGTACATAGCCTCAGCTTCTTTTTTCATAATCTCTCTACCATTTGATATTGCAGTCCAGGCTTTTATAGCTAGCCATTGGTTCTGATCAAATGACTTTTGACCTTTGTTATCTGCAAAATATATCCCTGCATCTTTAGCTAATGCTTTCAATTCATTTACAGTAGTATGTATTCTACCTAGTAAAAACCATTTACCTTGATCTTTTTCAAAAGGTATTTCTTTAAAACTTAAATATCTTTTTACAATTCCTTCTTTGACCAAAGGTTCAAATGTTTTATCAACACTGTCTAATATACCTTTCCTAACTATTTGTGAGAACTGGTGTATAGCTTGTCCGAATCTTCTAGTCTTTCTTAATACAACTTTTCTTCCAGGAAAATACTTTGTAAAATATTTTGTGTCAGCACCATTCCATTGGTAAATAGCTTGGTCATCATCACCTGCAAGATAAATTCTTTTTACATTGTCAGACATTTTGTAAACCAATGACCATTGTAAAGGAGTGAAGTCCTGCGCTTCGTCTAGTATTAACACTTCGAGTTTAGGAAACTCTACCTCATGCAACGCTCTTTCAATCATATCTGTAAAGTCTAAAAATGATCTTTCACCACCGCCAGTTTTATAGTGTTCGTAGGTGTCTATCTTTCTTGTAAATACATCCAAACTGTCCTTCTTTTGTGATTCTCTTTTGTAAACTAAAACAGGATCTTCTAATAAGTTCCTTGCTTTATCGTAAATACCAAGCGACCAATCAGAATATGTAAAGTTATCTTGTGATAATCTGTTATCAGATCTTTTGACGAAGTTGTTAGTAAGCGCATAATCGATCATGCAATCTTTTGTATCAAATATCTCTTCTTCAAAATATCTTCTACAGTAAGAATGAAGTGTTCTGAATCTAGAGAATGATTTACTATCTAAATGTGGAAAGGCTTCTAAGGCTCTTATCTTTGCTGTGTCTACTGCTTTGTTAGTAAAAGATATAAAAGCAATCCTTTCTGGATCTACACCTATTTTTAAATATTTCTTTACAACTCTTTCAATCAATGTCCAGGTCTTACCTGTGCCTGGTGGACCAAAGATCTTAATCGTTTTGCGATATATTTGTTTTTGTTTCTGGAGTCCTAAATTTGTTGTGGTACTCATCATCCATTTCACTAAGTTCTTGTTGTTGATTTTTTGGTTTTATCTTTTGATGGTTTACGAA